CCTAAAAGTCTGGATGCGCTCCCCTCACATAACCGCTTGTGAGAAGTGTCTGCTTAGAGCCCCAAGTTAGCCATTCATTACTATTTAATTAGTAAGATCATGGCAGTCATAATTATCATCAAGGAGGAGAATAACTCCGACGGATGAGCTACACCAAACAACATGACCTAGTTGATCAGGTTGTGTTGGGCAACACGCCCGGGGGGTTACCTCCCTAAGATGATTATGATACCTAAGCTATAGACGTAGAAATCCGTCTAACCGGTCTCATTAGAGATTGGTTTCTCTCTTGGAACAATTAATAATTTTAATCCTTATGAAAAGAATCAAAATTGATCAACTGTCCCACAGAAAAGAAAGATCTCGTAACAAGGTCTGGTTGAACTTGAAAGAGTTTCGCCGACTTAGTTACCTGATCATGTGAATCTTTGAGATGGAAGGTCAAAAGAAGGCCACATATGAATTTCTTGATCGTGTCACTAGACTCTGAAAGAAATCGGGAAGTAATTTTACTTTCCTTTATCTTAAGGAGTGTAGCCGACTTATCATTAAATTCCTATGTGGGTCTCCAGAGATAGATGCGCTCAAAAGAGGCGTCTATGTCCGGAGAGATTCCTTCGGAATCCCATCCATTTTACCAATTGAATTGAGATCTTATCTCATGGATAAAGGTAATTTGGGAGTGCAATTTATATTGACACTTATTTCCATCTATAGAGTATTCCCAACCGTGCAGAAGGCGAATCTTAGTACTATACTAGATCCCTTTGGAGGAATTAGTCGAGTAATCGATTATAACCTTCTTAAACGTGCACGGAAGGAATTACGCCTATATGTAGTTCCAAAATTTAGTCATAGACTTATTAACTTGGAATCTGCCTCACCAATGGCTACAAAGTCATTGTGGGGTAGTAATCTAGATCTGGTCGCATTAATTCATAATCCTAAAAGTTTACTTTTAGTGATCATTGGATTATGCACCAGTATTAAAGGTTTATTCATATTTATATGAATATTTCCCTTAATTATTCTAGGTTGTATTCCTGCGTTAGTTTCTATACTGTTTTGAGGAGTCCTACCTGTTGGAAGATTGAGTGTTGTGAAAGATCAGGCGGGGAAAGGTAGAATAGTTGCTATAACTAACTACTGAATCCAAGTCTGTCTCTTTCCAATACATAAAGCAATCTTTCAATTACTCTCCCGAATCGAAGAAGACGGAACTATGGATCAAAGAAAACCTTTAATGACTCTAATTAAAAGAGTCAGAGAAGGTGAAATCTCTGATCACATGTTCTCCTGCTTCGATCTCTCAGCCGCTACAGATCGTCTACCTATAGATGTACAATTACAAGTTTTATCCCTTACTTTTGGTAAGTGATATGCTTGATATTGAAAATCTATATTAGACATACGTTGATTATACAATAAAAGGTATATCAAGTATTCTGTTGGACAGCCTATGGGAGCTTATTCATCCTTTGCCTCTTTAGCTCTTACCCATCACTTCATTGTGAAGGTAGCTGCTATTAAGGCTAGGGTATTCAACTTCAAAGATTATTGTGTTCTAGGTGACGACATCGTGATTTATCATGATCAAGTCGCTAAAGAATATCAAGATCTTATGAGTGCCTTGGGTCTTACTATTAATCCTAACAAATCTGTAATTTCTAAAGATTTTGCAGAATTTGCTAAGGTTTTAGTAGGTCCGGCTATAACCTATTCTCCTATTGGTCCTGGGATTCTTCTCAGAACCATTAGAGAAAAGGGTTATTTTGGTGCTCTTGTAGCTGAATGCTTCAAACAAGGTGCGATAAGTGAATATAGCGCTTTACTCAGATTGCTTGGTAATCTTCGCGGGTTTAAAACCGAGAAGTACCTCGCATTGTGATCTGTTTTCGGTCTGAATGGAGCAGTAACGAAGGCTTCAATCGAAGATGCACGTTCATTAGAACGCGCAATTACGATAATGTGACCTTCTGCTCGTACAGACTCTTTTAAACTACCATATTATGTTCTGAATGCCGTTAGGCAAGTCAGACTTAATATGTTAGCTGAAAACATTAGAAATCTAACCAAAGAGTTAAATTACTTCAACCGAAATTGATATAGTACTTTCGTACTTAACAATCTCGTTGGAAGTAAAAGTTCAATGGTTAAATGATCACTCTGGATCTTTGAATCCATATCTAAATTTTATAGTCCCTCATTTTGGGTATTATGATTTAGGTTTGGAAAGAATATAATCTCTTTGATTGATCTTTACTTTTTCCTTATGTGGAAAGAGTTTGATTCTCATTGAGATACTATTCTGTCACTGATCTCAGATAAATCACTAGATATGGCATCTATAGACTGGCGCGATAAGAGAGAAGTTAAACGTGTTTCACGTTATGCTCTCCTTATCAGGGCGTATTCCCTTGTATACAAGGCGAATTCTGAGATATCAATATCAGATCCGTTCTATGACTGGTCGTTCACGACCCTCATACGAAAAGGCGATGTTGATTCTCTTAATTTGTCCTTGGCATACTGAGGGAAACCGCCCCTGTCGCCGGTAGGTGTCGATCCCTAAGTTCCACTCAGGAACGTTGGGATGCGGACTTTGATGACCATCCTCTATCTCTACAGCCAGATATGCGCCACTGCCTCTCTTAAAGTCTAGGAAGAACCTAGAGATCAATTGAGGGGGCTAGTCTGGTTAGAGTTAAGATTCACTGATTACCA